ACCTAACCAAGCCGTACATTCTTCTTCTGTTAATCCGTATCCTGACATTAACATTTGCATCGCTTGTTGTCTTGTTATTTTTTCTTTATTGTATTCACGAACAATTCTAATCATTGACTGATATTCTCTACCTTTCAATCCTTTGATATGTTCATTAACAGGAATTGCTTCAGCATTGATACCTGTAACAACATCTGTTTCATTAATATTAGTTGCAGTTGGAATTACATTTCCTTCAGGATTTGGGTCCAAACTTATTAAAGCACGTATCTCATTTGGTGTCATTGACTCCAATACTTTTGTTGCAACCAATGGTGATAATGAATTAATACCATCCAATATTTGTTGTGCTTTATCGTTATCACTTGTTGCAGCTGAACCTTCGTTAGGGAAAATGGTTAATGGTTTAATTTCAAAGTTTGTTGGTCTTTCAAATTTCAATGACATTAATTTATCAAACACAGGAAGGATATCATTTTGATATGGTTGAATAACCATCTTACGGAAGTATTCAGAATGTTGTGTAATCTCATCTGATCCGCCCAATTTACCTGGTGTTGCAATACCAAATAACTCAGCACTTGAAACTCTATGTGATGATAATATTGAACGACTAATGTCATCGTTTAATGATTGATAATAATTGTCATTATCGTTACGAGGTATCTGAACTATCTCAGGAGATTGTTCCTTACTTTCATTGAATGAAATGATTGCTTGACCAGCGTTATCAGTTCCACCATATTGTTCTTCCAAAGCACGAACCAATATTCTTTGTTCTTCTTCGCCAGGAATTCCATTGTTGTAATTTATCCATAGACTTGGAACCATTCCTTTACGGAGATTGTTCATATGGAAGTTCTTGCTTTCAACATCTATCTCTATTGCACGTTGACCAGCGGACCAATCAGGTACAGGATAATATGACATTGACGGCATATAAGATTTATAATAAAATATTTGAGATGGGTCAGCCTCATCTTTTGAAAAACTCTTAATTTCAGTTGGTGGGAATTTTTTTACATTTCTCCAATCAGGTGAATAATAATAACATTCCACCTCATCATCATCGTTTAATTTTCCACTTCTAATTCTACTAAAATCCAAATGGTAAATTTCAGAAATAGATTTTCTGTCTCTTGACCAAATAACATTTAAAGCAAAACCACCAAATAACATCATATCCAACGCACATTTCTTCATTACCTCAGCAACATTTTCTGATTTATTAACCAGATTAATTGCTGCCATTGGATTGTTTTTTGATATAATACCATCACCCATTATTTGGTTTACCTTTGAGGTAATTACCGCCTTATGGATTGCACAGTTATCATATAAATCTATGAAATATTGTGGTAGTAAATTATTCTCACCATAAAATACCCAAGGATATCTTTGTAATACCTCAGCAAATACTGGTAATGTAGCCCTATGGAATTGAACATTCTTCAATTCAAATTTTTTTAATTCACTCATAATTAACTTTCTATGTAGATATAGTTCTCGTTTACTTCGTTATTTGATATGTATTGTGTAAATGGTTGACTTTCTTGTGTCCCCTCTAATACAACCATACCCGTAAAAACTAAAACATTATTTGGTGTTCCGAATATATTCAGTTGATATTGACCAAGATAGTTTAAATCACTCGTTGCAAAATCTAAAACAATTTCACAATAACGAATGTTCTGACCAAACTCAGCATTATCAGATGTATTAATATTATAACTTTTAACCTCCTTACTCATTATATGTGTAAAGGTTAATGTGTAACCAGTAAAGACATCCCTACTGTTATTATTAATATTTAAAACTAATGTATTCTCTTGACCCTTTTGTAGATATAACATATTGTATCTTTTCTCTACTATTAAATATAAGAATTTTGAAATTGAATTGGTATGGCATAAAAAAAAGAGGGCTTGACGCCCCCTTTCTTAATAAGAATTAGAGATATAGATATTCATCCCATAACAGGATTACTATTTAATTACCCTACGATTGGTGTAGCACCAAACGCTGCAGCTAAAGTACCTGAGATAGTAGAAGCTGGAACTGGTTCTTGACCTGTGAAGGTAAGTTCAAATCCATTTCTATCACCATACGCAGTACCTGTACCAGCATTACCACCTGATAAATACATACCGTTTGTTTGTCCTAAATAATATTGAACATCATTTTGGTCAACTGCGATAATTTGTATTTGGTCATTTTGTGATAATATTTTTAATTGGTTTCTCTTGTCTTGGTCGTACTTGTAGAATACGGCAGTAAGAACTTGTTCAAAATAGATAGTTCCATTTTCAAAAGATTTAGTAACGTTTTGTGCAAGAGAAGAAGTATTTCTTTTCAATTCAAATCCGTAAACTGTTGTACCACTAGCACAAGTAAAACCTGTGATTGCACCAGTCTCTACTCCACCTGCATTGGCTACTGCGGTGATATCACCTGTTGCACCACCTACGACATAAATCTTTTTAATACCACCGATTCCATCAGAACATCCAAGTTGTAAACCTGAGGAGATATAACACGACATAATTTATATGTTTAATTTTTTAAGTTTATTTTAATAAAGGGGACTTTCACCCCTTAGTTTTTTTATAAGATTAGATTATAAACCTAAACCATTGTAAGCGAAATACTTTGTACTTCCAAAGGTAGCAATAGTTGCACCGTAGTTGAAGTTAGAACGAATTCTAATTTCATCGAAGTCAACAGAATACCAAGCACGTAGGGTCTCATCTGATAAAAGGTCCAAACCATAAATCATATACTCAGCAGGTCCGATAGTTACTTGATTAGAACTATTTAAACCTAATGTAGGTAATACTTTGATATTTGTATTTGGATGAATTGCAGACATATTAGAAGTAACATCTGTACCAGAAATGTAATTGGTAAAGAAGTTCGCCTTAGTTAAAGCTTGAACATATTTACGGAAGTTTGCATAAGACATAAACACTACTAAATCTTCACGAGATAAAGCGTCAGCGTCTAAAGCGTTGATTAGTAAATCAACTTCAGTTATAGGGTTACCAGCAGTACCGTAAGCTTGTGTACCAAAAGTAGTACCACTTGAAACTGCAACAGCACTTGAGAAAGTTGAACCTGTAGAAATCAATGTTGCAAAACCATTAAAACATTGACCTGTTACATTACCAAAACCATTTGATGTTGAACCAGTTGTTGCTTTCCATAAATTTGTTTCAACACGTTGTTCAATTTGTTTTCTCTTTAAATCCAAAATCATTTGTTCAAAAGGAACTTCCTCTTGAGTTTGACCTGCCTTCATCAACATACTTTGGTATGTATCGAATAAATCTTTATAACACAAACTTTCAAACAATGTCTCAGGACAAGTTACGATTGAATGTTGTGTAAATGTTGTTGTACCACTTGGTGATAAAGAACAGTTTCCCGCTTGGAATACTGGAGTTGAATCCAATAAGTTTAAAGCTTGAGTTCCTTTGATACCTGTACGAACGTTAACGACAGAAGCAGTTGTTCCACCGATAAGGGCTTTCGCTAATAATTGACCACCAACTTGGTCGGAATATCCACCAATGGTTGAAACGTCATAGCTAAATCTAGAATTTTTTAAATTACTCATTTTATAAGTTTTTTTTAGTTATTTTATTTATTTTGTAATGATTTAAGAGAAGCAAGTCTTGCTTCCAATACATCATCATTATTATTTAGTTTGAAACTTTCAACTTTACCATCAGCAATCTTTTTAGCTGCTGGTTGTTTTTTGAAAGAGTTAAATTCATTTTGTAATGAATTATAGTTTTGTTCCATTTTAGAAACTTTTTCACCCATTTTAGAGATGAATTCTTTTAACATATCCATAATTTCGCCAGACATTAAATGTGGGGCATCCATTGCAGGAGTTTCAGGTTCTTCTACTTCAGGTACTCCAACTGGTTCTTCATCAACCATTTGTTCGTATCTTACAATAACACCGTCTTTTGTTTCAATTTTATCACCGCTTTCTAGTTCGTGAATACCATCTGGTGCAGGAATTTCAGCATCAGCGGTAACAACTACCACTTTAGCACCTTCAGCAATTGCATCACCGTCTACCTTTACGACAGTTCCATCTACCAATTTCGCGTCAACAAATATTTCTTTAACAGAAACAATTAGACCTTCTTTAACTTCTAAATTGAAGTTTTCAACTAATCTATATGAACCATCCTCTAAAGCCACTTGTTCAAAAGCATCGTTAATCTTAACGATTTTATTACCAACCTCTAACTTTTCAGCTTGAAGAATAGTATTATCTTCTAATTTAAATGACATTAAAGTTACCTCATCAGATATGAATCCAAACTGTTTCATTAGATTTTTAATCTCTTGAACCGCTTTCTTAGAATTTGACATAGTTTACTTT